AAAAAGGTAATTAAAATAGAAATAAAATGACAAAAGTAACACCAAAATCAATCGGAGAATTTTTGATCCAAAATTGGAAGAATATCGCATTAATAATTTTTGCGCTTATTTTCTTGTATCAGTGCAATGGAAATAATGATTTAGAATTGGCAAATTACGAATTGAAAAAACAAGCTGAAGGTCATTTGAAAAATGCTAAAATGTTTGAAGAAAAAAACTTTTACCTACAAGACGACTTAGTGAGATATGAAGATTCTGTTTCAAAACTAAAAGATAAAGAGAAAAAATTGATTGCCGATAGAAATGTTATCATAAAAAACACTAATTCGAAAATTGAAAAAATCAAAAAATACAATTCATCACAAATTGCTCAGTACATTCAAAATAGATATGGAGTTGATTCTACACAAGTACAAACTACCAATGTAGGAACGGCTATAAAAGACGACACCGCCAGAGATATTTTGACTGAATTAGAGCAAGGCGATGGTTGTGAAGCCGAGATAGTGAAAGTAGAACAATTGTATCTCAATGAAAAGGAAGTTGTCAAGCAAAAAGATTCTGTAATTGAAAATGTCACTGAGCAGAAAGACAATCTTTCACAAGCAATTATAGAGTACCAATCCGCCAATGAACTAAAGCAAAACGCATTGGAGAACACCGAAAAAATGTTTAAAAAAGAAAAGAACAAAAAAAATATTTGGAAACTAACTACCTTTGCAACAATAGTTGGTTCTATAATTCTAATCTCAAAATAAAAAAGCCATGACTAAAATAGCCAATCAGTTATCATACAAAGTAAAATCACCTCTTTCATTAGAGGATTACGCCATTGGAACCAATGCGGAAAGTAATTTTCCTGGACTTGCTTTAAAGCAAAGTATCAGTATGAAGATGTCGGAAATGAGAGATTTGTTCTTAGCCGGACTTACACCTCAAGATGGCGGAACTCTAAAAATTTCCGAAATCGAATACGAAGGAGTTTTGACTTCGCCGGCAGCCGTAGCAAATGCGCTTGACCCCGCTTACGAAGTAGTTCAATACGAAGTTCTAATTTTAAACGTAAATGGAAACAAATATCTTTTAAAAGAACAAGATTTGACTATTGGAGTTGCTCAACCCGACGTGGCCGATTCCGATTTTATAAATATCATTGCTTTTACTCAATTAGGTGATGGAACTCCGGTATTAAAAAGCTACAATTCTACAAGTGGTAATTGGGAGTTTTACGCAATAAAAAGTACCGGAAACGACGTTAGCATAGTTTCTAATAATGTGGTAATTAACCCAAAAGCCGGAACAAACTTAGGAACCGGACAAATCCTTTACAAAGGACTAAACGCTACAACAAAACTTCACGAATTTTACAATTTAAAATCAAACACCAATATAATCACATTAGTTGGAAATGATGTTTTTATTGACGACGCAAGTACCGCAACTATCCCTGCTCTTTACGTAAACAATCTTTACCTTCCAACTTATGACGATTGGGTTGCTGCCGGCGGTAATTTAATTTCAAATCCATCATTCGATTATAAAGGAGAAGGAACTTTAGCAAAACCATTTACCGATACCGTTAGATATACTTCGGCTATTGCAAAAACAACAACCGCAAATACTTCGGTTCAAAATGCCTTAGATGCTTATGTTGGAAGCGGAACAAGATTGGCTCCGGAATTGATTGGGCAAAAAATTATTGTTCAAGACAATAACGGATTTTACACGTTTGCAGGAGATTTCAGTTATGAAAACATAATTTTGGAATTGCAAGGAAATATTTTATCTACAACGACCGGAAAAATCGTTGATATGGATAATGCTTCTAATTTCAACGCCACAAACGGAACTTGCACAATAAACGTAACCGCAGGATATTCATTAGAAATAGAAGGCGATGGATTTTTTAACTCCGGAAGTACGGTAGTTACCACTACTTATGCTACAAGAAGAACTTTGTATTTGAAAGGAGAAGGTCAAATTTTCTCAGAAAACGCCTCAATTACAAAATACATTTTAAATGCCGACCCAATTGGCGCAGTAAACGGAACTACCGGATGTAATAACGACGGTAATTTATGTATGGAAGTAGATTGTATCATAGGTTCTGTATTTGGCGGAGTATACAAAATAGGAGGTCTTTCAAGAGTTGAAATTAGAAATGAAATCTATTCATCAACATTAGCAGAAACCGTCAATACTTCATTGGTCGCAATGAATCAAACGGGTGGCGATGTAAGACTTTTGAATTGCACCGTTTCCGCCTTTGGAGGAACAAGAGATAATGCTTTTGTCTTTACACCAACAAACGGATTTACGCCTTCGGTATTAATCAGAAATACGCTATTTAGAGGTACTTGTACTACGTGGTTTAATAAAGCAAATAACAATGCAACTTCTTTCAATGCCGTCAATTGCTTTACTTTATTTTTTGGCGGAACTCAGCTTTTTAATTCAACGAATTTATGGGAAGTCAATTTCAGAAATAATATTTTTGAGCAAGTAGGAATTGATTTTACAAAAGTTGATTTTACTCAAGGAAATACCGTTTCCTCTATAAACACTATCGGAGGAAATGTAATTGAAACATTAGTAAGTTACGCAACAAAAGCAGCAGCAAAAGCGGACGGACTACCTACAAGTGCAATATTCCTAAAAAGAGTAACCGTAAACGCAGTGGATTTGGTTGCCGGAGTAGAATACAAAATAGCTACGGCCGGTTCGCCAAGTTTAGGTACGGTCGGAAATTTCTTAACTGCGACCGGCTCAGAAACCGGAACCGGAACTGCTTATTTAGAAACAATAGAAATCCTATAAATCAAACCAATTTATGTCAGAAAAAATCAGAAAAATCACGGTATTAGAACACATACCCCATAGAAACGAAAATCAAACTCCATCGGGAGCATTACTTCCTTTGAATTTGATTGTTGGAGCTGAACACAATTTAATAGTTGAAGGAGAAGACGCAAGACAAAAAATCAAAATTCATTCAATAGAAGAAACTGAAAATTACTATCTCGTTTACATTGAAAACGGAACAGATAGTCAATTGTGGCAAAAACTCCCGAAAAACAATAAAACCTACGTTGAATACGCGATAGAGTAATTTATGAAGCTACAAAGCCCATTTAGAATTTGCGTAAGTCCAAAAGACAATTCTCAATATATTAACGAAGAAGAAATTGGCGGATCAAAATTAATCATCAACACTTCCATTGAACACGCAAAAGACGTTCAAAAAATTGGAATTGTTCGGTCATTACCAATGCACTTTAAAGGCGATTTGCAAATTGGTGACGAAATAGTAACACACCACAACGTATTTCGAATAACATACAACGACAAAGGTGTTCCAATGCAATCTGACTTCCATTTTAAAGATGATTTGTTCTTTATAGAGGATGATATGATTTATTTAAAAATTAGAAATGGTGAAATTTCATCATATAATGACAATGTTTTCGTAGAGCCAATAAAAGAAGAAGTGTTTTTGGAAGGCGAAAAATTAGTCGAGCGTCAAGGAATTGTAAGATTTACCTCAGAATCATTGAAAAAATTAGGCGTTTTGCCCAATACAAAAATTCATTTCAGAAAGCATTGTGAGGCAGAATTTAGAATTTTCGGAATGAATTTGTACAAGATGAAAGAAAATCGAATTTTAGCGATTGTCAATTAAATAATTCTGTACATTTGTACTTTATTAACCCATTAAAAAACAGAAGGTATGTCAAAAAGAAGAATTGCGGTTTTAACGCAAGCAACATCAGTTACCACGACTGTTAATGCTAAAAGGCATTATGAAGGAATAATCGAAACGTTTTTGCCAACTACGGCAGCAGACGCTTCTTTTGTATTTCAAGTAGATAATAGTGTGGTCCAAAGCGTAACTCAGATTTCATTATCAACTGAGTATCCAACATCAACAACGAACTCAAGCAGAACCGCAACCTTAACCGGAACAAGTGGAACTGCAAACATCATTGTAGGTGGAGTGAATTATTTAGCCACGTTCACAACGAATTTAACAACTTCAGCTACTAACTTTGTAACTTCTCATGCAGCGGCGTTGCTTGCATTAGGCATTACAGTTACATCAAGCGGTGCTGTTTTAACATTTGTTGCGGCAACCGCTACTTTCCCGACCATTACAGACGCAAACGTTTCCGGAGATTTAGATTCTACAATTGCAGCGGTAGCGGTAATCGCCACTACCGGCTTGCCAATCGCTACAATCGATTCTTATGCGAAAGATTATTTTAAAGTTCGTATTACGAACAAAGGCGCATCATCTTTAAATTTCCCAGTGAAAGTGCATTATCAGATTGTTCATAATTGAGTTAGTCAATGAACTTAACAATCTCAAAAAAATCTGACAAAAATCAAACCTCTCGTAATTGAGAGGTTTTTTATTTTAAACAAAAGTTCCATTGTTGATTTTTTCTAAAGCACTTTGATATGCTAAATGAGCGTCATATTCATCAATAAAATGTCCTAAATATCTTAACCTACCTTTAAATCGTATTCTCGATTCCCATTTATTTCTATTTTTTAACCAGCATACTCCAATGTATTTTGAACTGCCTCCAATTTTATCTTTTGATGAGTTCTCTCTATTTGTCAACAATTGAAGATTATCTAAATTATTATCAGAACGATTTTTATTTTTGTGGTCCACAACTACCTTATTAGTTCCGTCTAAAGCATGATTTAAAAAAGTAATCGCCATTAATGCGTGTACAGTATATTGTATTGCTTTTCCGTCTATATGTAAAGCAACTTTTACATAACCTTGCGGAGTAAATACTTTTGCAAGAAGCCTTCCTGTTTTTGAAAATCCGTGTCTATTGTTTTTAAAAGTAAAAACATCGCCTTTTTTATTTATTTTATAATAACCTCTAAAATTTGGTATTTCGTACAAATCTTCCATAATATATTTAAAAAGAAAAATCCCCAAAGAGCCACTACGCATCTTTGAGGAAATTTCGGTTAGTCGTTAGACTAAATATCTTCATTGCAAGTAGTGGATTGCGTTACAAATATAAAACATTTTTTGATTATCTTTGAAAAATCAATCAAATTAATTCGAAATGGCAAAGAAAACATCATCGTCTGACGTAGAAATTACGTTAAAAAATATGTTGGACGGATTGAACCACGACGTAGACGTGTTGAAAGTTGACGACGAAAAACTTCAAGTACTTGTAACTTCAAAGCAAGAATCTTTTTCCTCTATAAAAGAAATGCTTGGTGTTTGGCAAAATTCACCATATCCTCCAAAAGAAGAAAAACTTATTTACTATACTGAAAAATTAATATCTGGAGGTGATAAAGTATCTGAAATACTAAGAAGAGCATACATAAAAAAAATTGACTTTTCTGATCTTGACCCAGAGAAACACGGAAAGGCAACTAAGTCAAAGCCGATTATTTACAAAGCCATTTCAGAAATAAATTCTGGTGTAAATATTCTAAAAAGACAAATTCAAACCAACACGCTTTCGTTCAAAGAGCAAGAGTTTAAGCCTGGATTTGCTGAAAGATACGCAAACCAAGAATTTTTCCCCGAAAAAGACTATTACAAATCGTGGTACGATGAAGAAAATGACGCAATTATTTTAGACCCAAAAGGAACAAAAGGCGAATTAATTACGCTTGATAATTTAAAAATGTGGCTACCAGAACCACCGACTAATAAAAAGAAAATACTTTTTAGCGATTTACCAAAAGAAGAGCAATATTGGAGAAGAATAGAGCCACCTAAAGGTCTAACGCCAAGCAACGAAGAAGAATACACTGACTACATTTTAGAGGAATTTAGAAGAAGAAGAGAAGGTGTGTTCTTCATGAATAACGGAAAGCCAACTTGGGTTACCGGCGCTCATTATTTAGGTCTTCAATGGAATGAAATGGTTGAAACCGGAGGCTATAAAGAATTTAGAAAAGCACAATGCAATCTGTACTATTTTGCCTTAGCAACTTTACTTGACGAAAGATGCGTTGGAATGATATTTACAAAAGGACGACGTAGCGGATTTACAGAAATGGCGCTTGACCATTTTGTTGATAGATCTACTTGTGTTAAAAACAGAAAATTTGGTATCACTTCCAAAACTGAAGATGATGCTGAAGTTGCTTTCTTGAAATATTCCCATACAGTTCAAAACTTACCTTTCTTCTTCCGTCCGGTTGTTCAAGGTAAAATCGATGATAAAAAGAAAATGCTATTCGGGAAGCCTTCAGATAACACGAAAACCGCAAAACAGAAAAACGATACTTCTACAAAAGATTACTTGAACGTTTTGGTCGATTATAGAGCGACAAATACACTTGCTTATGATTCCATCGCAATGTACTTATATCTTGGCGACGAAGCCGGAAAATGGATTCGTCCGAATAACTATGTAGATCACTGGACCAATGTAAAACCTACGATGATTCAAGGAGGAAATGTAGTGGGAAAAGCATTAATCGGCTCAACTTTAAATCCATTAGACAAAGGAGGTGAGGAATTTCAAACATTATACATTGGATCGGACGTAACAAAGCGAGATACAAATAATGAAACTTCAACTGGATTGTATTCTTATTTTCTTCCGGCGCATCAAAACTACGAGCGATTTACTGATATTTATGGTGTTTGCCACGAAGTTTTACAAAGAGGCGAATCATTTATAAATTCAAAAGGAAAAGAACAATTTCAAGGAGCATTACATTACTTAGAAGCTAAATTTGCATCAGCTAAAAAGATGGGCGCAAAAGCCTACAATAACACCCGAAGACTTGATCCAATCACAATAGAAGATGCATTTCGTGATGAATTGCAATCACAACTCTTCGATATCGAAAAAATCAACGCTCAATTAAATTACAATAGAAGATGTGATATTCAAAAAACACTTGTAAGAGGAAATTTTGAATGGAAAGACGGAATTAAGGACGGTACGGTAATTTGGGTTCCGAAAGACAATGGCCGATTTTTAATTTCGTGGATTCCGGCTCAAGAACTAAATTTAACGAACCGATTTGTAAAGAAAAACATATTTGGCGATTTAACGAAATGTCCGGTAAACGATAATTTAGGATCTTTTGGATGTGACCCTTATGACCAATCAGCAGTAATAGATTCTAAACTTGTTGCTACTGAAAATGGAGTAGAACATAATTTAGGTTCAAAAGGAGCGCTTCACGGATATTTAGGTACTAATATTGGCGATATACCAAGTCAGCAATTTTTTTTAGAATACATCGCCCGACCAAAAGACGCGGATATGTTTTTTGAAGACGTGCTTATGGCTTGTTTATTTTATTCAATGCCAATAATAGTAGAAAATAATAAGAAATTACTTTTAAAGCATTTTAAAGTTCGCGGGTATAGAGGATTTTGTTTAACGCGATTTGACAAGGACCCAAGTAGACTTTCTCAAGACGAAAAAGAATTGGGCGGATTACCTAATAGTTCCGAAGACATTAAAAACTACCACTGGACTTCAATTGAAAAATACATCATTGATTACGTAGGAGAATATTCACCCGAACCAGGAGAACAAGAAATTCGAGAAGTTGGAGCAATGGGAGTAATGCCTTTTAATAGAACATTGTCCGATTGGCTAAAATTCAACATAAACAAACGTACTGATTTTGATGCTTCTATTTCATCCGGATTTGCATTAATGGGAGTAAATCGCCATAAATACAAACCCGTTGTTGAAAGAAAACCCGTGAGTATTTCGTTTAAGAGAATGAGTTAATTATGTGAATCATAGAAAAATAGTATCAAAATCAAAATTACTATAAAAAAATTTTATCTTTGTTGTAAAATTAGTGTAACATGAATCAAATGAGTGAGAAGTTTGAGATAAAAGGCAACGTAGGTTTTCCTAATCCAATTGAGAGTTTTGAAGTTAAAAAAACGAAAACTTGGGGATTAGATTTGGCAAGGGCAATTCAGTCAGAATGGTACTACAATGCCGGTGGTGGTTGTCGTTTCTACACTCAAAGAACCGAATTTTTAGAGAGAAGAATGTATGCTAATGGGCTTCAGTCAATGGGCAAATACAAAAATTCTCTTGGAACAAATGGGGATTTATCGTATCTTAATTTATCAAAAAAAGCGATTACACTTATTCCAAAGCTTAGAGATATTGTAGTTAACGGAATGGCTGACCGTGGATATGCTATAAAAGCAAATGCCACTGATAAAATTTCCCAACAAGACAAAGAAGCATATAGAAAGCAAATCGAAGACGACCGATTAGGAAAAGACATTGCTGTTATGGCAAAAGAAAAACTCGGCGTTGAAGTTACAAGTATGCCAATTGACAAAATTCCCGAAACAAAAGAAGAGCAGCAACTTCACTTACTTTTAGAGTACAAACCTTCTTACGAGCTATCTACTGAATTAGCAATTGAAGCCGTGGTGAATGATAATGACTACAATAATATAATCAACAGAATTGTTTTAAAAGATTTGGTAGAAACGGGTTTAGCTTGTGTAAAAACAAGAACGGTTCCTAATCGTGGAATTACTATTGAACACGTTTACCCCGAATACAAAATTCAATCCTATACAGACGACCCGTATTACAGAGATTGCGTTTATCATGGCGAACATAAAAGAGTTGCTATCAGCGATGTTTTAATTGAAAATCCGTGGTTGAACGATGCCGAAAACGCTGAATTAAAAGAAAGATTGACGTTTTCCGGCGAACAATGGGATAATTATTTTGGAATTCCGACAAACGAAAGAATAAAAGGCTACACTAATGTTCTTTATTTCACATACAAAACTACTCGTGAGAGATTCAATAAAATCAAGCAAAAAGCAACGGGCGAAAAAATTGTTTCAGAAGCTGATCCGTTTTTCGACGAAAGTAAAATTGCTAAAAATGATTACAAAAGAGTTTCCAAGGTAGAAGAAATTCTTTTTGAAGGTTCTTATGTTTTAGGAGCCGATATTTTATTGGATTGGAAAGTTGCCGAAAATATGGCACGACCAAAATCCAATAAACAAAAAGTTTGCGACCAATATATTATGATTGCTCCAAATAGAGAAAAAGGATATGTTGATTCTCTAATCGCAAGAATGATTAATATTGATGATTTGATTCAAGTTTGCGAATTGAAAGCGCAGCAGATGATTCAAAGAATGATGCCCGATGGTTATTTAATTGACCCCGACGCATTGGCCGAATTTGATAGTGGCGATGGAAACGTTTTAAAACCACAAGGAGTTTTAGATATGTTCTTTCAAACGGGTTCGATAATTGCAAGAAGTTATACAGCCGGTGGAGAATACAATTACGCAAAAGTTCCGGTTTCAGAATTACAAACCGCAGGAAACTTGAACAAACTTCAAGCATTAAGAGCAGAAAGAGATTCTTACCGAAACGACCAAAGAGAAGTAATTGGATTAAATAAAGCCTCAGACGCAAGTACACCAGATAAAGATTCACTTGTTGGATTACAAAAGGCTGCTGCCTTAAATTCAAATGTGGCAACTCGTCATATTTTAGACGCTTCAAAAGAAATTACAAGAAGAGTTGGCGAAGCAGTATTTTACAGAACCGCAGATGTATTCACATACTTTCCGGAATTAAGAGAAGATTTGGAGCGCAAAATTGGCGCCACGGCAGTTGAAGATTTAGAATCAATGAAAGACTTCCATTTAAGAGATTACGCCATTAACATCGATTTAGAATTAGACGACGAAGAAAAAGCAAGTTTGGAATTGGATATGTCTAAAGCTATTGAAAAAGGGATGCTTCCAATTCAGGATAAATACAAGATTTTAGCCGTTAAAAACTTCAAACAAGCGGTTGCGTATATGACTTTGCTAATTGACAAACACTTGGTAAAAGAAGAAGAACGCAAATTACGTGAGTTCAAGGCTCAATCCGATGCCAATGCCGAATCAGCAGAAAGAGCAGAAGCAGCACGTCAGCAAACGGCTCAAATGGTAGGACAAATTGATATGCAAACTCAAGCATTGGTCAACGAAGGTCTTATTCAAAAAGAAAAAGTCAAAGGAATTGAAGACAGGCTTAGTTTAGAAATGAAAATTATCGGCGACAAAGAAATTGCTCAAATAAACGGAGGCGTTCAATTGCAAAAATTAGAAGAAGCCGAAGAGCGTAAAGACAAACGTACCAAGTTACAAGCGACACAGCAGTCGGAGTTAATCGACCAACGCCAAAATAATAAATCTCCGAAAGATTTTGAAGAAGACGATATTGAATTAGAAGATTTCGAAATGCCATTACCACAATAAAAAAATCCCGATACTAATAATATCGGGATTTTCACTTACTAATCACTTCAACAAAATTTAAGAAATTTTCTTCATAATTATACAGATTTAATGTTAAATCAAAAGTACAATTATTTTCATCACTTGCAACAACTATCAAAAAATAATATCAAAATGTATTTTGTTATAAATAATTTCTATCTTTGCTAAGACTAACGCTTGTTAGTTTGCAATTAATCAATTAAATCACATACAATGGCAGAAGAGAATCAAGAACAACAAGAACAAAATGCAGAAAACCAAGAAACGCAAGAATCTAATATTTCTGTAAAAGTAGTTGAAGCGGACGCTCCTACTGATTGGTTCGCTCCTAAAGAGGACGAAAAAAAGGAAGAAGAAAGTTCTGAATCATCTGAATCAAGCGAAGAACAAAAACAAGAATCGCAAGAGCAGGAACAAAAAAAAGAAGAACAGTCTTCAAGCCAAGAAGAAGAAAAACAAACTGCTCCCGTTATCGAATCAGATACGGTAAAGAGTTTTTTAAAAGAAAAATACGGAATTGAAGTTGAAAATCTCGAAGATTTAAAACCGAAAGAAGTAGCGAAATTATCTCCCGAAATGGAGAAATTCGTAGAGTTTACAAAAGAAACCAATAACACAAGTTATAGTGACTTTTTAGAAACTCAAAAAGATTGGAGCCAAGAATCACAAGAATCGGTGCTAAAAGCATCTATGAAGATTGAAAAACCATATTTGAATGATGAAGAAATTGACATTCTTTTCTCTGACAAATACGGAGTTGAAGAATTAGACGAATTCGCCGATGAAAGTGAAATACGCGCCAACAAATTAAAAGAAATTACCGCAAAAGACGATTTTCAAAAAGGTCTAAAGCTATTAGAAGAAAACAAGGAGAAGTATAAGGTCGCCAAAGGTTTTGACGAAACTATTCCCCAAGAATTCAGAGAAGCGAAAACCGTAATTGAAAAATTGCAATTGCAACAAGAAGAAGACGATAAGCTAATTGCAGCAAACAGAAGCGATTATCTTGCCCAAACAGAGAGAATCTTTTCAAACGACTTCAAAGGTTTTGAAGTTAAAGTAGGGGATGAATCAATGTTTATCAAGCCGGAGAATTTAGCAGAAACCAAAAAAACGCAATCAAGCCTTGACGAATTCAACAACAAGTACTTTGATAAATTAGGTAAAGTGATTGACCCCGAAGGACTTCATAAAGCAATTTACTTTGCAATGAATACCGATAAAGTGGCCGAGCATTTCATCAATATTGGTAAATCGAAAATGGCAGAAGCCGACGATTTACTATCGAAAAATATTGTTACCAGTAAAAATCAGCCTACTCCGGTCGGCGGATCAAATATCAGAGTAAGCGTTGTAGAATAAATCAATTCGATTTTCTTATTTGTTGTAGAATATTTTAAAACTAAGTTTAACAACAAAAAACACTTAAAACCATGAGTTTACAATTATCGCCAGGTGTTATATTGACACCATCTGCAAGTAAAGTTGCAACAGGGCAAAACTATTTAGGCGTTGACGATTTCGATTTTTCGAATCAGTACTTGCCAGAAACAGATAAGAAAATCTGGAATCGATTTGGCTCCCAAAATATTACAGGGATGCTTAAAATGACGGGTAAAGAGAAATCTTTTGCTTCTGACCAAATTCTTTGGAAAGAAGAAGCTCGTTTACGTATGTTAGGAACGGGAGTTACTCGTTCATCGAATGTATTTACTTTAGTAGCACACAATTACCGAATCAACGAAACTATCGTTGTGAGAAACGATGATGGTTCCGTTGTAAGACAAGGGAAAATCACCGCTGTTACCGATGACACTTTTACCGCTTTATGTGGTGAAGCAGCAGGTTGGACAGCAGTAGGAACAACAGCTCTTACCGTATTTGTTGATTCTAACGAGTGGGCAAAAGACACAAAAGGATTTACCGTATCATTGGATTCTAAATTCTCTTCTTTTAGCCAACAACCGGTTATCATCAAAGAAATGGTAAAAGAATCAGGTTCAAATATGGCGCAAATCACTTGGTTGTATGTAGAAAATACTTCAACGGGTACAGGCGGATATGTTTGGTACTTCAAAAACTTCGCTGATACTGAAATGCGCTTCCAAAATGCTATCGAATCAAAACTGATTAGAGGTAAAAAATGGGCAGGTGATTTGTTAGCAGCAGGCGACGAAGGAACTCAAGGTTTATTTGACATTGCATCTGAAGGAAACGTTTTCGAAGGGCAATTAGCCGATTTGACTGATACTGACGAATTAGTAGAAAGAATGGATGCTCAAGGAGGTATTTCAATGAATTACCTTTACGGGACAACTTCTTTTAATTCTGGAATTGACGATTGGTTACAAGCAGAAAACGTTACCGGTTTATCTTGGGGAGCATTTGACAACAACGAAAAAATGGCGCTTAACTTAGAATTCTCTGGATTCAAAAGAAGTGGTTATGAGTTCTCAAAAACACGTTGGAGATATTTGACTGAGCCAACAAGCGAAGGTTCAATGGTTGGAGCAAATAAAGTTCACGCCATAATGATTCCATCGGGTTCAAAATCTTTACGTGATGGTATCACCGGAGCAACTACAACTGAGCCAATGCTTCAAGTTCGTTACAGAGCGTTAGGTGCTGAAAATCGTAAATATAAAGTAGTTCCAAGAAGTTTCGACCAAGGAACAACTGACGGTCAAGACAGAATCCAAACGGATATGTTGACTGAAAGATGTTTACAAGCTTGCGGAAGAAATAATTTAACAATTTTTAAGGGGTAGTAACTATCTCATTTTCAATTAGTTATAAAAAATGCCTTACGTTTTGTAAGGCATTTTTGTTTTAAATATGAGTCCATCTTTGTCTTTTTAATATCTTGTAAATTGCTTGATGATTTACTCCGTACAACCTTCCTATTTCTTTTTGGCTCATTGTTTTCCCAATTTTTCTTATTTCTAAAACTTCTTTTTCTGTGAGTTTTGACATACTTGTCTGCTCTCCTTTTCTTGCTTTATTAAGTCCATTTTCCCAAGCGTGATTGATATTTTCTTTCGATGTATTCCACTCCAAATTTTCAACACGATTGTCTGTTTTAATTCCGTTAATGTGATTTACTTGCGGCTTATTTTCTGGATTCGGAATGAAGGCTAATGCAACTAATCGATGAACGGAAAAAGTTTTCATTTTTGCATTTACAATTATAGCTACTTTTTTATATCCGGTAGGATGAACACTTCCATCTATCAATGTGTTGCACGGATTTTTTCTATGCAATATCCTTTTAAATCTTCCCAAATTAGATATTTGGTAATAATCTTCATACCCGACAACTCCTTTCCAAATTTCACCTTTTAAATCTGCGATAATCTCTAATGGTTTGGCTTTTTGCTTGCTTTCACATTCTTTGCAAATACTTTTTCTTTGATTGTTTCTTGTTCTTCTAATGTAGAAGTTTTCGATCGGCTGCTTCTCGGTGCAACGAGTACATATTTTAGTTTCCATAAATAAAAAAAACATTTGGTTTCGTTGATGGTGGCAACTACTCCCAAATGCTTTAAAATAAAAATCTTCAATTGTGTCAAATCCACCATAGATAACACTGATACAAAAGTAATAAAATTCACCATAAAATACAAACATCTAAAAATTATTTATACATTTGTACTTCAAACTAACAAGTGTTAGTTAAATTAATCAATTAAATCAAATTACAATGAGTAAATTTTTCCCAAATTCTTCTCAAAAAGAAGAAGAAAAAGTAGACAAAACCGAAAACTTATCGGAAACTACACAAGAATTAAAAGGATATTTAGTTCAAGACCAAACACCCGATCCAAACGAAGGCAAAATTTTAATTTCTCCCGAAGAACTTAATGAGAAAGTAAAACAAATGGTTGCAGAACAATTAAGCAACATTCCTTCAACACCACAACCAATCATTCAAGAACAACCGAAAATCGAATATCGAGAAGTCAAAAAACTCGACAATTCAGATGATATTCCGGAGCTTGTAGATTTCATTCCAAAAAACAGACGTTACGAAATTATCAACGGAACCAAAACCGCAAGCCATGGAATTCGTACACGTTCAAAAAAAGCAAGTGCGCTTTTGTACATTCATCCCGTAACAAAAGAATCACATCCTTTACGTTTAACAGAAAATCATCCAAGTTTCTTTGAGCATTTACAATTCAAAGAGCCAGGCGCAAATCGATTACGTTTCGTTAAAATGATTGACGGAGTTTTATTTGTTCCGGCCACTGATTTGCAATTGCAGAAATTTCTTCACATCCATCCCGATAAAGGAATTGTATTTCGTGAAATCGATGCTGAAATGGATGCAAGAAAAGAGCTTGACCAATATGAATTAAAATTCAAGGCGCAAGAATTGGTGAGAAATTTAGATTTCCCGTCACAAGACGCATTGGCGAGATTCATAGTTAAAGGTTACTCTAAAGATTGGACAACTTCAGAAATTAAGAGAAATCTTTTTGCTGAAGTTGAAAAACAAAGCGACCACAAACACGTAATTGGTCTTTGCGAAAACTCCAATTTGCTAATTCAAGGAACTGCAAAAAGAGCAGTAGACGAAGGATTATTAGCATTCAAAGACTACCGATTTGTAGATGAAAAAGGAGTATTAGTAATGGAAGTTGGAAGAAACAGAAATGAGTGGGAAGCTATTGGAGAATACCTTTTAAGTAATGAAGGTGATACTTTAAGAAGACATTTAGAGCGAGTGCTTTACTAAAATATTTTTGTTTGCTTGTTATTTTTTAAATTGGAAAACCCGATAGCGTAATGTTATCGGGTTTTTTTGTTATTTTTTTTTTAAAACAAAATCGTGTTATAAAATATTTTATCTTTGTTGTAAATTATTATTTATAACCATGGCAATAAGCATCAATCAAGTGCGCAACGTTGTAATGAGGTTGTTGAACAAGAACAACTTCGGTTACTGTAACCCCGATGAATTCAACGACTTCGCTAATTTGGCTCAAATGGATATTTTCGAGAATTTATTTTACCAATACGCAAATTGGCTAAATAAAGAAAATAAACGAATGACAAATAGCGAGTATGCGAATATTCCTAAAAACATTCGTGAGCAAATTGACGTTTTCGCCACTTATAGTACGGATTTGAATTTTACTTATGACGCGCCTACAAATCTTTGGTCATACACCGGAACCGACCTTTATAGAGCAGAAAATCTATCATTGATAAACGCTCAAGGAAAGAAAACAGATATTGAAGAATTACGCAAGTCAGAAGTAAATAGAGTTCAAAATTCAAATTACATTTCGTCGTCGTTCACTTATCCGTCTTACGAAAGAGTTGGTGAAAGTTTTAGAATTTACCCGACACTTACTGCGGGATATTCGGCTGAATTATTCTTTTTGAGAAAACCGAAAGCTCCGAAATGGACTTTTGTAAACGTTCAAGGCAATCCGGTTTATAACGCATCTGCCGCCGATTTGCAAAATATTGAATTGCATCCATCGAATTTTGTTCCGCTGATTTCCAAAATACTTCTTTACTGCGGCGTTAGTTTAAGGGAAGAATTAATCGTTCAAGCCTCAAAAGAAGAAGAAATATTACTTGCTCAAAAACAAGCCTAAAATATAAAATATGTCAACAACACTGCCAATCACATATTACGAGGACGAAACCAACCATGGAAATTACGTTTATCGTACATTAGAAGAAATCGTCTACAACTTTATTCAAGGTTACACGGGCGATAATACCGTAATTGGACACGTTGAGAGAAGAAATGTTTTGTTTTGGGCGAAACTTGGATTGAAAGAATTTACAATTGACGCGCTCCGTGAAGTAAAAGCAGTAGAATTGGAATTAGGCGATACACTCGATATTATTCTTCCACCAGACTATTTAAGTTACGTTCGAGTTTCTTACGTAAATCAAAAAACCGGAGAATTAATGCCATTGGCTCGTGATTTATCAATGCCATTAGCGACCGCATATCTTCAAGACCACAACGCCGATATTCTTTTCGATAACGATGGATATATTTTAGAAGGAACAACTGCATTTCAAGAATTAAACGACCACCCGATTGAAAATCAAGTCAATCATATATCTGTTTTGAATTGCGGAATTTCGTGTAGTGGCTGCGCTTATTATTCGGGCGGTTGCCCAAACCCGCAAATGTTTTCTTTAGACACGGGTAAAAATTACAACGGACGTTTTAACGTAGATACTCGACAAGGCAAAATTCACTTTGGTTCCGAAAATGCCTCACGTATCATAATGTTAGAATACATTTCAGACGGATTGGAATATAGCGAAGAAAGCGATATTAAGGTGAATAAAATTGCCGAAATGGCTCTTTACAAATGGATTAATTGGAATATTCTTTCAAGTAAAATTGGAGTTCAAGAATATATTGTAAATCGAGCAAAAAAAGATTTCGATACAGCTTATAGAAATACAAAAGTTAAGTTAATGAACTTACGTCCTCACGAAGTAATGCAGACAATCAGACAAGCTAATAAGTGGTTTAAATAATGGGTACAAAAATTCAAAATAATTTCACATCGGCGATTGTTGACCGCGATACGGACGAAAGAATTTTGCCCGATTCCATAATGATAGACGCTGAGAATTTTCTCGTAAGCACGTCAAATGGGCAAAATGGCGGAGTTGGAAAAAATGTAGCCGGAACCGCCAAGAAAACCGACTATCAAATTGCCGGAGCAAAAACCATTGGAAAAGGAGTAAATTCGGCCACTGAAAAAGTGTACAATTTTATTTCCGGAACAACCTATGACCAAATCATTGAGTACGATATTAAAACCAATACTTCGGTAATTGTCGCAAAATCGTCAGTCGGCCAATTATTAAATTTCAACCCAAATAAGCGAATTCTAAATGTAGACATCGTTCCTAATCCGGAAGGAGAAGGTGATTTAATGTTTTTTTCGGGCGACGACAATCCGCCAAGAGCATTAAACATCGAAACCGCAAAAACGTGGACGGTCGATGGATTTTCAGAAGAAGAAATTAGTTTAATAAAAGCGCCACCAACTTATCCTCCGGTCCTAACACCATTAACGTCTACTCAAAATCCACAATCTAACTTTTTAGAAGATAGATTTACGTCGTTTTGTTATAGATACAAATTTGCCGATGGGTACTATTCAGCGTTTTCAAGTTGGACCGAATATTTCTTTACTCCTGGACTTTACAATATCGATTTTGAAACATTCGAGAATTTAGGAATGTTGAATATTCACAATGCCGTAAATATTACATTCAATACCGGTTCTCGTGAAGTAGTTGGAATAGAATTGATTTTTAAATTATCAAATTCGTCAATTCCATACCTAATTGAAAGATTTAATAAATCAAAAGAAGGTTGGGGGAATTTCCAAACTCAAACAATTGAATTTAATAATTCGAAAGTTTATTACGCATTGCCGGAAAGTGAATATTTCAAAAGTTACGACAATGTTCCATTAAAAGCATTATCTCAAACATTAATAGGCAATAGAATTGCATTTGCCAATTACCTTGAACAAAGAGATATGGTCGATATTTTAG